ATGTATCCGGCTTTCCCGATCGGCAAGGCGCCGGCACCGGCAAAAGGCAAAAAACTGTTCGACTGTTCCATCTGCGACGAGATCCCGGGTCTCGAGATTGAGGCGACGGACGCAGAAGAAGCGAAGCTGATCTACCTGGCTGCAGTCATCAAGGCAATCACGGTCGAGCATATCGAGGCTATCGAGGTGGAGGTCGTTGGGTGAAGGCGCCAACGCGCCCATTGATGAGGTACCACGGCGGCAAGTGGAAACTTGCCGAGTGGATCATGAGCTTTTTCCCGCGTCATCAGATCTATGTAGAAGCATTCGGTGGCGCGGGGTCCGTGCTTCTGCGCAAGTCCAGATCGTATCAGGACGTCTATAACGATCTGGACGGCGAGATCGTATCGCTGTTTCGGGTTCTCCGGACGCGCGGCGAGGAGTTAGTGCAGGCACTCGAGCTGACGCCATTCGCACGAGCCGAATTCGTGCAGTCGTATGTGATGGCTGACGATGAGCTCGAGCAGGCTCGCCGTACGATCATCCGGTCGTTTCTTGGGCATGGCAGTAACTCGCACAACCGCCCTACGGGATTTCGGCGGCATTCGCGCGCCTCTGGCACATCGCCGTGTACAGACTGGCGGAACTATCCGGACGCGCTGCGCTTGGTCGTGGAACGCCTGCGTGGCGTCGTGATCGAAAACCGGGACGCGCTAGGGCTAATGGTTGAGCAGGATAGCCCGTCGACGTTGTTCTATCTCGATCCGCCGTATGTCGCCGCTACGCGCGATCGCGGCGCGGATTACCGGCACGAAATGACCGATACCGACCATCGCGCGATGTCTGAGACAGTGCGTGGTCTCGTCGGAATGGTCGTGCTTTCCGGTTATTCGTGCGACCTGTACAGCGAACTATACGGCGATTGGGAGCAATACGAGCGTTCGACGATGGCTGACGGTGCTCGGGCGCGCACGGAGACCGTCTGGATCAACCCAGCATGCGCGGCCGCGCTGCGTGCGGAACGCGCACAACAACACCTGTTTGACGATGAAGTCGTGACCTGATCATTCAACCTTCGCTCGGCGCACTGGCCTTCGCGCCGGCCGCGTAGGACTACTAAATCCAAGGAGAAACGATGAACCAAACCATGCGGGAAATGCCGCGCTACGTCTGCAGCAAAATGGTGTGGGCGCTGAGAATCGCAGAGATCAACATCGATACGCTGACGATCACGCCGGCCGATGAGGGCTACGCGCCGTTTGAGGTCGATCGAGAGTACGTCGAGAAACATCGGCCGCAGGCTGGCGGCTACTACGTCGTGTACGCGGACGGCTATCGCTCGTACTCGCCGATGAAGGCATTCGTCGAGGGTTACAAGCGGATGGACGGAACTGATCCGTGGGCGAATCCGCACACGGTCGATGTCGAGGCTACGGTCGTCGATGGCGAGGTCGAGCATGTCTAACGTTCGGGGCTTTATGCCGGTCATGGGATTCCCGTCGTTTCCGGGTGTGCCGTGGAATGTCATCGCACCGCATGAGCCGCAGGCGATGCGCAACCACGGAGGACAGTCACTCGAGCGACTGGCGCAGCGCGGAGGGTTGGGTCCGTGCGAGGCGCTTGCCGTCCTCGAGGATCGGGCGTGGGCGCGGATGGACCAAACAGCAGCGTTCGCCAAACTGAGTGGCCTCTGTGCCTCGGGCGCGTACGTTTTCACGATCAGTCGGCCGAATGACGACACGGCAGAGTACGCGCTCGACGGCGCGCACCTGATCCGGGCGAACCATGACGAGCACGGGTGGAGCGGAATGGAAGCGATAGAGAAGACGGTCAAGGCGATCGCGGTGAAGATCGGCGCACGTGTTGAGGAGGTCGAGGCGTGATCTATGCATTCATGGGCATGCATCCGGTCCTGACGTTCCTGCTGGCGTGGCTGTTGTGCTATCCGGCTAAGTACGCGATGGGCCTATCGTTCCGGCTGGTTAATCGCCTGTTCCGCTCGATCAACATCGCGATCCGTGGATGGCCGCCGGCACACTGCGATGCGGACGGCGATTTCAAGAGCTAACAGACAGTAGATCTGTTTCACATTCCCCGCGCGCCCATACGTGGAGCGGGTTTCCTGAGTTTCACGCCGTCGCCGGGCGCTGATCGGGCGCATGTAAGGGAGATTTCAGATGGGTCAAGCAATCGAGCATATCCGCGCGCACCTCGACAATGAGCCGTTGCATACGATGTTGATCGTCCGCCGCGATGTGCTGCGTGAGGCAGTCGCGGAGGCAGACACTGTGCGCGAACTCCTGCGCTGTGCAGAAGGGCGGGCAAGCGAGCCGGCGCAACGCGCGGCCGCGCTCGAGGCTGAGTTAGCGCGCAAATCCTTCGAGATCCAAATCCTCCAGATGACGCAGGGCGCGCTCAAGATGGAAATCGATCACCTGCGCGCCGCGTCGGCGCCGACGATCGCCGCAACCGGCGCGGAGGTGATGATCTTGACCGACGGAACGGTGCGGATCAAGGCGGACTGCCTGTCAGTCAGTAGCGCGGCGGTGCCGGCATGAAGGGCCGCACTCTCAAACTCGTCTGGTGCGGCCTGCGCTGCTGGTCGTTCGGGATCTGGCGCGCGCCGCGCGGCCAGGCTGTGATCGAGCTCGGGCCGGTCGAGGTGTACGTCAAGCGGCGGCCGGCATGATCGGCTGGCTGCGGCGTCTCGTGGCCGGGCGCGAGCTGGCGGAGCTCGAGCGCTGGCGTGTCGAGTGCAGACAAGTCCGGCGCTGGATGGCGGAGTTTCCGGATGTCTGCACGGCGCTCGATCACCTCGAGGCTTTTGCGAGTGGCCGGCACTATCGCGGGCTCTCGGAGGTGCGCGAGGGCATGCGGAACCGGCGGACCATTGTCGCGCCGATGGTGGCGAATGCGCCGGGCGATCTGGATGCGTTCGAGCGCGCATGGAAAGCGGCCTACGGCGCGGCGCCGGCCATCTCCCTGCGCACGGCATCGCTTGCGGATCTCGAGGCGGCGGCCGTGACGGATTGGGACGTGGCCGCACGGATCGAGGCAGATATGCAGGCGCTCGAGCGCGCTGCGTTCGTCTCGCCGCCGGCGCCAGCGCACTTTGATGGTATCGGCGTGCGGTCGTGACGGGATCATTGCCTGCATAGCGGAGGGCAGGCAATGGGCAAATTTCTAGATTGGTTGATCGCGGCGGTCCAGGCGGCCGCCGTTGTCACGTCCGTGCTCGCCGTGCTCTACGCATTCGGGCGGATGGCGTGCCGATGAGCGACATCGAATATTTCGAGCCGTACCTCGTCCCGGAAGGTGAGTTTCATCCGGCGATCATTGCTGAGCGGCACATGCTGCAGGACGAGCATAAGCACCTGAAAGAGAATGAGGTGCATATCGAGTACCTGTTCAAGACTGAGGTCAAGCTCAAGGGCGGCAAGCAGATCCTCGGCATGGTGCACGAGCCAAAGGTGCAAGGGCACCTGAAAGACCTGTTCGAGATGCTCCTCCGGTCGTTCTTCGGCGCAATGCCGCGTTTCATCATCACCCTGGATCACGAGTTCTGGAAAGGCGCCAGCGAGCACGAGCGCGAGGCGCTGCTGTGGCACGAGCTGGCGCATATCAAGCAAGAGAAAGACGCGTATGACGCACCGAAGTTCGATCGCGATGGCCTGCCGGTCTATGGCCTCGTCGAGCACGACGTCGTCGCATTCGTTTCCGAAGTCGAGCGTTACGGCGCTTGGCACGGGAGTTTAAAGCAGATGGTCAAGGCGGCCAACGATCGGCCGGCAACGGAGAACCCATGAGTCAAACCCTCGAGCAATACCTGCGCGACGAGCTCGCGAATAGCGGCGCAATCGACTTTTCGCTGCGCGCGTCCGTCTCCGACGGTAGCGTGCGCTTCTACATCCACCCGACGAACCGGGCCGGCATGACGGTCGATTTCGAGATCAAGGGCAACACGCTGATCCCGCCCGGCGGTCTTTACGTCGACGCAGTCCGCCCGACTCCGCCGGCGCCGCTGCTCGGCGAGGATGGTGCGCTGCTCGTCGAGCCGGTGTCGGCATGAGCGAAGACCAGGATCTCACGCGCCGGGTCGGCGCAATGGCTAAGGCGCACGGCCGCCCGCGCTGTTCGTGTCCGTGGGATGGCGATCGCGGGCGCTGGTGGCTCGAGGGCTACGACTCGACGGAGGCGCCGGCGGATCTCGTCAAGGCATTCCCGGGCGGCGGCCCGCTGCTCGGCGGGGGCTTCTGATGCCGTTCCTGTTCTGGCTGCACATGGTTGCGATGGTCTACGATCCGCGTCCTGTTGAGGAGCGTGGGCACCGATCGGCCGCAGGCTGGGCCGTCTATACGCCGGGCCGGATGGCTACTGGCAAATCTTTGGAGATGTGATGTTCAAGACTGACGACGTAGGAAAGATCGCCGCGCATGCGGTGGACGTGATCAATGTGCTGGACGGCCTGACGGTCGGCGAGGCGCAGATGGTTCTGAAGCAGGCGGAAAACGTAATCCTCGGCGCACAGCGTGTCGTGTCGTGCAGCATCAATCCGATGCATGCGGCCGAAGTGGTCAAGGCGTATCTTTTGGGATAACAGATTAGGGATCTGATGCGGGACCAAGCCTGACAAGGGTTCCGCGTCAGTTTTCCGCCATAGGGCGCTACTCGGGCGCATGGTGAGACTGAGTGTCGATACTCGGTATCAGTCGTGATACCACACTGATACCTTATCGCACTCTGAGCATCGTCAATGGCACGACCGAAAGAAGACCAAAAGCCCGAAGTAATGCGGGCGATCGCTGAGCACCTCAGCATTCACGGCACCTCGAATTACGCCGAACTGTTCGCCAAGTTTCCGGCGGTCTCCCGCGCGACGTTCTTCCGCTGGATCAAAGAAGCCAAGGACGGATTCGAGGATGTCGCATCCGAGCACGGCACGCTCGCGCTGCAACTCGCACAGAAGCGGATCCGCTCGAGCGTCGAGCTGTCGCCGGAGGTGACGGAAAAAAAGCTCAAGGCACAACTTCCTGTAGCGCCGTCTCCGGCGATCATCGCCGCGCTGCCGCCGGGCGCCGTGCAGCAGACTTTCAACTTCATTGCGTTTTTCTACGAGATCCTGGCGGACATCGCTTTGCTGCGCTCGGCGGCGGTCAAGGCTGACGCGGACGGAAAGGAGCGCCTCGTCAACCCGATGTTGCTGGACAAGGTCGTCGGCAAAAAGCGCGACATGATGGACACCTACATCCGGTCGCAGGAATTCCTGTTCGGTCTCGAGCAGATGGAGGAGCTGTTCCGGGTCGTCGTCGAGGAGATCGGCAAGGTCAGTCCTGAAGTGCAGCAGTCGATTCTGGTCCGCATGCGCAATGCGAACGACGCGATCGGTTTCAACGTCAACGCGCGGATCGGCTGATGGCGCGATCGAGAATGTCAAAGCGGGATGGGCTCCCTTCGCTGGCGGGCCTGATCGCGCGCCTCGAGGCGAAGACTGGATTCCGCATCGACAAGACCAACATTGCCGAAGGCGTGACGTTCAAGGAATGGTGCCTGCAGCTCGGGCGCGATGGACTGAAGGTCGACGGCAAACCGTTCCAGCTCGACGACCGTCCGGCGATGGCATGGATCTATGACCAGGTGCCCAGTACGGAAGACGAGGCATACCGCCTGGTCCTCGTTCTGATGAAGTGCGCGCAGGTGGGTTTCACGGTGATGGAGATGTTGGCGACGATCTATCTCGGGATCCGCTTCGGCCCGGCGACGGTCGGCATGTTCCTGCCGGATATGAACCTGGCCGGTCTGAAGTCGACAGAACGATTCATGCCGATCGTGCGCTCGGTGCCGTCCGTGCACGAGCTCATGACGCAGGACGCGGCCGACGGCTCTGGCCGTAAGACGGGCGAGGGCAACGTCAACCGGCGCCGGATTGCTGAGGCGCTGTTCATCTTTTCGTGGACGTCCGGACGCGCGACGACTGAATCTGTCCCAATGGACATTTTGTCGTTCGACGAGGTACAGGAGATGACGCTCGAGCAGATGGAAAAGACGATCGAGCGTCTGTCTGCGTCGCCAGTGCGTTTCACGCTGATGGGCTCGACGGCGAACTGGCCGGATGCTGACATCCATTACTGGTACAAACGCGGATCGCAATACCAGTTCCATACGGAATGCCCGACGTGCGCCGATCGCGCGCCGCTCGACTCGTACTGGCCGAACTGCATCAAGTGGGACTCGGAGAAGGAGCGCTATCGGTACGTGTGCCGCAATGGGCACTGGATCACCGATACGCAGCGCGGCGAGTGGATCGCGGACAACCCGGCGGCCGACAAGCCGATCGACTACACGATCGAGAAGAAGGAGCGGCCGCTGCGGATCCGCTCGATTCACTTTCCCCAATTCCTCTCGCCAACGATCGCGGCCGGCGAAATCATGGACGCGTTCAACTCGGCGACGGACATGAAAAACTTTTTCAACCGGAAGCTCGGCAAGCCATACCTCGATCCATCGCAGGTGCCGGTGACGCTCGAGCACTGCGCGAACTGCGTCGAGGAGGGCAAAAAAGCCGGCGTCGTATGGAAGTCGCGCGCGCGTCATACCTACATGGGTATTGACCAAATGGGTAACTTCAACGTGCACGTGATCAAGGAGCGTATGCCGGACGGCCGTCAGGCGACGATTCACGTCGAGGAGACCTATGGCGCGGATCCGTTCGCGCGCTCGTCTGAGCTCATGGATCTGTACGGCGTCGACGTATGCGTGGTTGAAATCAACCCGAACTACAACGACGCGAAGAAATTCGCGACGCGGCATCCGGGCCGGGTGTTCATCTGCGATAGCTTCGGCTCGGTCAAGGAGGGGATGATCCAGTGGGGCGACGCGCCCAAGCTCGACGTGTCGGAGCGGCGGACCGACGAGGAGGCGCGCGATCGCTACACGCTGCGCATGGATCAGTACAAGTGCATGCAGGTGTCGATGGCGCGCATTACCTCGGCGACGTGCCTGTTTCCGGATCCGCAGGGGCTCATTCAGGAGGTGATGGACAAGGGCGTGATGAAGACGGCCGCTGTGCTGCCGCGCGCGTTCCACCACTTCACGAAGACGGCGCTGGTTGCGGAGAAAGACGAGGAGACCAACGCGTACAAGCGGTCGGTCAAGAAGGTCGGTATCGATCCGCACTTTTCGTATGCAAACATGCTTTGCGACGTGGCCTGGTCGCGCGCTCACGGGACAAGCACATTCATCATGCCGGAAGCAAACCCGCACAAGGATCTCGTCGAGGTGGCGAAACAGGTCGGCATGCCGCCGGCGGTCGCGCAGATATTCGAGGCGCTGCCGGATGGCGAGCGGTGCGGCCGCTGTGTGTCGTTCGATGCAGACACGGGCAACTGCGAGGAGCGCGGCATGCTCACGCGCGCGGCATCGCCCGGCTGCATCTTGTTCGTCGAAAAGGCTTACTAGCGCCCGTGCTGCGCCCGACACATTCCGCAGTGTCGTGCGCAGCCTTATATCTAGGGCTATTCGGACATTCTGCTAACAGACTTCTTGTCTGTTGGGTCGTGACGTGACCATGCAGTAACCACTACGAAAGGTTATGCATGACCACACTTGATATCAGTCAGAGCTCGTTAGCTCAAGCGTTCGCGGCGGCCGCAAGGGCTAACGAAGCGCTCGATGAGATCCGCAAATTCTCGCCGGTCGGGAACATCGTTCAGGCGCTTCTCGGCTGGGCGTACGCCGGCAACTTCGGGCAACTCGTTTCGGGCACGCGCGACGCGAACGGCGTGCTTTTGTCCGCAAGCATCGTTTGGCCGGATGGGACGCCCGGCACCTACGTCACGGATGCGCAAGACCCTGCGAGCGGTGCGATCAACGCATGGCATGCGACGTATGCCGGGCCGCCCGCAAAAACTCTCACGCAACTCGCGGTTACGCGCGACGTCAACGGCGCCGTGACTGCGCAGCCCGCTATCACCATCGTATAA